TATGTCTCAAGGAAGCTAACAAAGCTGTCCTGGAATATCTGCTCACCTTTCTTCTTTCCTAGCCAAGCTTTAACTTGGTAGTGGGGTTGTTCAGCATTTCCCCAGTAGTTCTGTACGTATTTAGTTATTTCCCACTTGTCTGTGTCTATCTTGCATTTTTCAATCAACTCGTCTAAGCTCTTAATCTCTTCCTTAGAGTTGAATACCACCTCACCTGTTCCTTTCTGTATATCCTCGGAAAACCTTACAATTGCTTCTTCCAGTTCTCCAATGTAGCTTGCTATCTCTGCCTCATTTTGAGCTTCTTGGGAACCTCGCAGTTCTTTCATCAGCTCATCCACTTCATTCTCTGTAATGTTTAGTTTGTCTGCATAAAACTTTTTGCTTTTCTTCCAGTGAAGCATCTGCTCCAGCTGTTGCAGAAGAGATTGATTTTCAGGCATTTACGGTTTTGTTTGATTAAAATTGGCCTAAAGGTACGAAAGTTTTTTGATATTTTCCAAATTATTTTAACGAAGTTCATTATTGGTACTAACTAACTTCGTTATAAAATAAAAACTCCCCAGGGTAGAAACCCCAGGGAGAAGCCCTGAAAACCAACAAACAGGGCTTTTTTATTAAATTAGCACACGTTATCTGCACACATTACAAGGACAGGTGTTGTGTTATTGATAACCAGTCCTGAGAAAGTGTATGTTCCAGACGAGGTCACATTCTGTTGATAACTCATTGATGAGCTGTCAGTTACAGTGATACAACCGTTCAAAGTGAATGATGAAACAAATATGTTCAACGTTTCACTAGAGCCTGTTTGGCTTGTGTTATATGAGTGTGTGTCTGTGCTGAATGGAACATCTGTGCCTCCAGTGAGGGTCGGTGTTACAGAGTTTACATCTATTCCACCGATAGTATACCCACCTATGCCAGTTGACAAGTCAAACACCAAGTTTGTAAATAGGGTTGTGGTAGTTGTGGTGGTACAAATACCTGCCTGTGTGATTATAGTGCCATTCTCTGTATAAGGAGTGTCTACACTATCACAGTTACAGAAGTCTCCACTAGGGTCTCCAAAGCTTAATACAATGGTCTGAGCAGATCCGTCGTAACAGCTAAAGTAGTGAACAATGTCTCCTGATTCAGGAATGTTTCCAGATACATAGTTCCAGTTTCTACAATCAGCACATACAAAGGCTGTAGTGGTGGTGGTTGTAGTGGTGGTACTGCTGGTTGTTGTAGTGGTTGTGGTTACTGTGATGTCTACATAATTTGTACAAATTCCTGTAGACTTCACTCTAATCACTGATGTTCCATTTGGAACAAGAGCTGAGGAATAGCCAGCTTCTAAGGCTGCTTTACTCACCCCTGTTTCAAACGCTGATACATAACCATCTACATCTGAATAGAGATCAAAAGGACCTGTGTCTGTCCCAGCTATTGTTAATGTTATTAATACTGTCATGAGTTATTGATTTTAAAGAATTGTGGTTGTTGTAGTTGTTGTCACATCCCAAGGAAGAGGAAGTTGTACAACAGGAGGATTGATTTGATCTTCAATCTGTTGAGCTAAGTTAGCATCTAATGCTGGAACATCCAATCCTGCATCAAGCCATCCACACACTTGATCAAATGTCAAATCTGGATAAGGAGTGAAGTCTTCTGGACTAGGTGCTGGAACATTAAGAGCTCCATATACATCAGCAAAGTAAGTTTTTCCATCTACTACAGATGTTGCATTACGTCTCCAATGCACAACAAACACTACATCAGTTAAATCATCAGACGTTTGTGGATATTCATCCATTGCAGATACTACCCAATTGTAAACTATTTCCATATTAATTGTTTTTAAGTTGTTTTTTTAATTCAGCTATTTCTTTCTCAAGAGCAGCAATCTTTGCTGTGTGTACTTGTCTGTAAGATAGGTCTAAATATCCATCTTCCCTCTTAGAAATTGCACTACCTAGAATTCCTTCTACATCCTGAGCCAAATATCCAATCTCAATCTTTCCATCTTTCTCATATATCTTAGCCTTGATTGAACTTACATCAACTGAGAGGTCTTTTATATTTGACTTAAGTCTGACATCAGAAGATTCAAAGAAAGCAGCAGCAGTGACATTTGCACTAAATGTGGCATTACCACCTGTCTCCATTGTAAATCTTGTATTACTTGCAAGATCAGACCAGTTGTTTGCAATTTTAAATTTGTCACTATCTGAGTTGTCCAATCCCATGCTCCATCCTGTAACACCATTAACATCCATGGAGAAGAAGGCATCTCCTGCACTTGCTCCATTAACTCTCGTTGTAACAAGAGCATGGGCAGTGCCACTTGAAGAATTGGTATTGTTTATGTAAATTGATGGAAGACTATTTGAAGAAGGAGAAGTGTATGATGAACCACTTTTTTCAAGGTGAAGAAGAACTGCTGGACTTATAGTGCCTATTCCAACATTGGATCCAGTAACAGTTACTACGGTTCCTCCTGCAGATGTTTGTAAATATGTTCCAGCATGCCCTTCACCTATTTGAAGAGTGGTACCATTACCTTCCATTGCTCTAGCGCCACTAAAATAAATTCTATTATTACCACCACTAAAATTTAAACCAGCGCTTGAGCCAGCTATATGAAGTTTTTCATTTGGCGTTGTTGTTCCAATACCAATATTTTGACTTGAATTGATAGTCATTGCAATGGTACTATTATTAGTAATGAAATACAACGGATCTGTTGTAATCATTCTTATAATACCTGCGGTCCATCCATCCAATCCATTGGACATACCTGCTAAAAATCCATAGCCACCATTTTTGTTCCATCCAAAATAAGCGCCTGTTCCTGCTCCACCTGTTGACATTTGCGCAGGAATATTGCTATCTGTAAGAGATCCACTCCCAATAGCAAGTTTACATGATGGAGCAGTTGTATTTATACCTACGTTACCACCACTCGGAGCTAAATGTATTTGACTTGCATTAGCATTATTATCACCATAAAATGTAGCAAATTCTTGAACTGTACCACTTGCATTTACACCCTGTAATCTTATGCCTTCATTTCTATGACCTTGTATTTTTAGGTAATAGTTCTCCAAGAAAATACCTTTACCAGGACCTGATGTCACCTCATCACCAAAGTATAATTTATATGACACTCCTGTTGATGCAGCAGCAATATTCATATCACCACCTGATACAGTAAGTCTTGTAGCAGGTGATGAAGTTCCAATACCCACATTTCCCCCACTTTTTATACGCATTCTCTCAGATATTCCTCCACTATCATTTCTAACAAGGAAATACATATCTGAAGTTTGCAATGCGTTATTTCCTGCTGTCCAAGGACCTGTACCTACTAATCCAATACCACCTGCAAGTTTAGTAGTACCACCACTATCTGTTTGTCTATATAATAAAACAGGATCATACCCACCATTCTGTGTATTTGATATTGCTATTGCAAGAGGTGTTCCCGTAAATGCTGAACCGTTCCAATAGTTTCCTATTGCTCCTGATGTTTCAAACTTATATGTTAATGAAGTTGTACCTACTCCTAATTTATCAAGGAAATATCCCTCATCTGTAAATGTTGATGTACCTGAAACATAAAGTTTTGTAGTTGGATTTGTAGTACCTATACCTACACGACCTTGACCATTAATAGTTACAACATCAGCCATTGCATATGAAGAACCATTATATTTAAAAGATTGGAATTTTAATCCACCTTCATATGTTTGATATGATGTATCATTGTAAGCATATATTCTACCTCCTATATCTGTATTAGCAGTATATTGTAAAAATAAAGTACCAGCTACAGATAATGTGGAACTGTGATAAGTAGCAGTGCTACCTACTAAAACCTGCCCACTAGAGTTGATACGCATTCTCTCTGTTGCGGATGTTTCTACATAGAAGTTGCCTAACACATAACCAAATGCTGCGGTAGTTGAACTATAAGTTGTTTCAATAATTTGATACCCACTACCTGCATAGGTTTTTAATAGATTTGTAGAGTTTCCGTAATGCTGAATTCCATATCCTAAAGCTGAAACATCTAATTTATAGCTTGGGCTGCTTGTACCTATACCTACATTTAATGTAGATGTTGCTACAGTTATAGCTGTTGCTGAGGTTAATGAGTTCCATCCCCAATTCAATTTAAACTTATCACTATCAGCATTATCAATACCCATTGCCCATCCTGTAACATTCTCAATGTCAAATGATATGAATGGATTACCACCAGCACCTTGATAGGTTCTTAGTGTTAATATAGAGTGAGCAGTTGTACTTGAACCATTTGAGTTTCTTATATAAACTGAAGCAACATCATTTGAAGAAGGTGATGAACTATATGTAGAGCCTGATGACTCAATGTGAAGCTTTACAGTTGGAGAGGCTACATTTATTCCAACATTACCACCACTCAAGATGGTCATCCTTCTTGTATCGTTGGTCCTAAAGTGGAAGTCGTGATTGGTCTGTGTTCCTACAAACACCTCACTTGTAGCATTACCTAAAGCAAAAATACCCCTAAGTGTATTTGCTGTGTTTGTTATGTAATATGTAGCAGTGTTATTTGCTAATACAATTGTCCTTTCTACAGAAGATCCATTAGGAGAAGAAGTACCCACACCAACATTACCGTCAGAAGTGATACGCATGCGCTCAGAGGATGCAGTGGAGAATTGAAGGTATCCACTTGTGCCACCTTGTAGGTTTATCTTAGATTCATATCCTGCAGATCCTGCTCCTGCATTTAAAACAATATCTCCTACACCTGCTGTGTTTGCTACAGTTATGGTATAAGGATAGGTTGCTGTATAATTTATATAAGCGTTTGAGCCTAAATTAAAACTACCAACAACATCTAATTTATATGACGGAGAGGTGGTATTTATACCTACATTACCATTACTGCCTTTAATATACATTAGATAATTACCGTTAGTATTATCATAGAAACCTAAGTTTCCAGCACCACCACCATTACTAGAAGCAGTTGAAATAATATACCAATCATGACCTCCTGTATCTGTATTTAATATAGCTACACCAGTACCATTAACACTGCTGCTTCGTACTATTAATCCTGTATTATATGAACCACCAGAAATATCTAATTTTCCTGCTGGTGAAGTTGTACCTATACCTACGTTGCCACTTCCATCAATTGTAAATCTTGTATTAGTGTCAACGCCTGCCCAATAGTTTGCTATCTTGAATTTATCACCGTCTGAGTTATCAATACCTGCACTCCATCCAATAACACCTCCAATATCCCAAGCAAGAATAGGATCACCACCATTTGCACTGTTTGTTCTTAGTGCTAAGAATGCATTTGCAGTTGTACTTGAACTGTTAGTATTGTATATGTATATACCTGGAACATCACTTGATGCAGGTGTTGAGTAAGTTGATCCTGTTCCTTCAATATGAAACCTAGCTACAGGAGATGCAGTTCCAAGTCCTATATTTGTTCCGTTGTCAAATAATAAGCTATTACCAACAGTGGTTGTATTGGGGGTGAATTTAGCTACGTAATTGAGTGTACCACTGATAGTGCCTGCTCCTGAGGTACCACTACTTCCTGAAGAACCTGATGTTCCACTACTTCCAGAGCTACCTGTAGTACCTGAAGTTCCTGTTGTTCCTGAGCTTCCAGAGGTACCTGAACTTCCTGATGTACCATTCACTCCAGAAGTACCAGATGTTCCAGCTGTACCAGATGAACCTGCACTACCACTTGTTCCACTAGAACCTGATGTTCCCGTGGTACCAGAAGATCCACTTGAACCTGCAGTTCCTGATGTACCAGTGGTCCCACTTGTACCTGACGTACCAGTGGTACCAGATGTTCCTGTTGTGCCTGAGCTACCGCTTGTAGCACTTGTTCCAGAAGTGCCAGAACTACCAGAAGTGCCTGTGGTACCAGATGTACCATTTACACCACTTGTTCCAGAGGTTCCTGATGTTCCACCAGTTCCCGAACTACCAGAAGTACCAGAGGTGCCTCCTGTTCCATTGGTTCCACTGCTTCCACTAGATCCACTACTTCCGCTGGTGCCATTAACACCACTTGTGCCGCTTGATCCACTTGATCCGCTACTTCCACTAGTTCCTGAAGATCCAGATGATCCTGAGGAACCAGATGTTCCAGTGGTACCACTGGTTCCAGTTGTCCCACTTGTTCCACTAGTTGCGCTTGTACCACTACTTCCACTTGTACCATCAATTCCTGATGTACCAGAAGTACCATTTATGCCTGATGTACCAGATGTTCCTGAGCTGCCACTAGTACCTGTAGTACCAGATGAGCCAGATGTTCCACTGGTTGCACTTGTTCCACTAGTCCCTGATGTGCCAGAGGTTCCCGTGGTACCTGAAGTACCATCAGTACCATTACCACCTGTAGCACCGTCAAGATTTACTTCCCAAGATGAATATGTGCCTGAGCCAGTGATGCCTGTTACAGAGAAACTTAAGCTACCTGTGCCTGGGTTGTAAGCTGTAACGATGGCCTCATTATGCTTAAAGGCATCTAGAGAATATGTTATAATGATAGACTGCCCTAGGGAATAGGCCAATCCTGTACCTACAGTGATTGTACCTGTTCCACCAGCAGCCTGTAATGTATAAGTTGTAGAAGAAGTTGTAGCATATTTATCACCACTAAGTCCAGATGTACCAGATGTAGAAGATGTTCCTGAGGAACCACTACTTCCACTAGTACCAGTTGTACCAGAGGTTCCACTTGTAGCAGAAGTACCACTGCTTCCGCTAGTACCACTAGTCCCTGTTGTACCGCTTGTGCCACTAGACCCTGAAGTACCATCTGTACCTGAGGTTCCTGATGAACCACTTGTACCAGATGTACCGCCTGTACCATCAGTGGCACTTGTTCCTGATGTTCCAGATGAACCACTCGTTGCTGAGGTTCCACTAGTTCCTGATGTGGCACTTGTGCCACTTGTACCAGAAGTTCCTGTGGTCCCACTTGTTCCTGTTGTTCCACTCGTACCAGATGTCCCTTCAAGACCAGAAGTACCAGAAGTACCTGTCGTACCACTGCTTCCACTTGTTGCACTGGTACCACTTGTTCCACTCGTTCCACTGGTTCCAGAGCTACCAGATGTACCATCTGTTGCACTTGTACCAGAAGTACCACTGGTTCCAGAAGTGGCAGAAGTTCCAGATGACCCACTGGTTCCAGATGTACCTGTACTACCACTAGTTCCGCTCGTTCCAGTTGTTCCACTAGTGCCACTTGTTGCAGATGTACCAGATGTACCTGTGGTACCGCTTGTACCACTGCTTCCAGATGTTCCTGATGTTCCATCTGTACCACTAGTTCCACTGCTGCCTGATGTACCGTCTGTACCAGAGCTTCCTGATGTTCCGCTTGAACCTGATGAGCCAGTTGTACCTGAGGTTCCTGTTGTACCAGAACTTCCAGATGTTCCAGAACTTCCAGACGAACCTGTAGTGCCTGACGTTCCAGAAGACCCACTAGTACCCCTTGTACCAGATGAACCACTAGAACCAGACGAACCAGAAGTTCCACTTGTTCCTGTTGTTCCAGAGGAGCCAGAAGTTCCTGTTGTACCTGATGTCCCTGTGGTGCCAGAAGTACCGCTAGTTCCTCTAGTGCCAGATGTACCGCTAGATCCTGAGCTACCACTTGTTCCCCTAGTTCCTGAGGTACCAGACGTACCTGTGGTTCCAGAAGTACCAGAGGTACTGCTAGATCCACTAGATCCACTAGAGCCGCTGCTACCAGAAGAACCTGAGGTTCCACTAGTACCTGAGCTACCGCCAGTACCATCAGTTCCACTAGTTCCACTAGTACCAGAACTACCTCCTAATGCACAAACTCTCTGGTCTATCTTTTGGAGAGACACAGTGAGTGAGTCACACGTATGGACGCCCGTACATGGGAGATTAGGCCCATCATACTTCACATCATTAGAACTAGTTAGTTCAGGATTACAAGGGTTGCAGTTTTGTTTAGACATCTATTCTTTACATTAAGGAATATACATAATGTAGTAGCATCCCAGACCAGGCTGGTAGTTTGTATGGGCTAATCCGCCTCCTGTAGAGCCAATCACAGTGTCCACTGTTACATCACTCTTGTTCTCACTGGTAGCGCCTATATTTGGTGTGCCTACAGCACCTGACAAGCTATAGCTTGTGTTGCCTCCATATGTAGCAGTTTGTACAATAGGAGTGGTGGATGTAAGTCCCACTTGAGTTCCAACTAAGACAGTATTGTGAGTGTGATTTGATACAGTGACAGTGTTTGTAGCACTATGAGAGTGAGCAGGAATCTGTGTAGCTGAAAGAGTCACTGTGTTAGAACCAGCGGTTCCTAACAGAGCATAAGCAGGATTACCAGAAACAGCAGGATCAACTGCAGGATTCAAAGGTCCGCCACCCATTCCTGTTGTAGCACCAACTGGTACACGTCCTCTTTTATCAGGAGTGCCGTTGTTACCATTACACAAATAGATTTTCTCCCAGTCACCAAGTCCAGCACCTGAAGCATCGAACTTACCTGAAATAGTTCCATAGAACTCTACAACAGTGTAAGGCACCATACGATTGTAAAACTTGGT